CGATCATCGGTATGGGGACAACGCATCCCACTTACGGGATCTGGGCGATTGGCGGCGTGAATGTTCGCATTACCAATAACAACATTACCGGCACCGGCATTGACGCGATTGGCTTCAACGGTAACGGGTCGCGGGTCAGTGGCAACTCAATCAAGGGCTGCCAGTGCTATGCGAGTGATAGCACGATCGGCGGGGGCCAGATCGTTCATTATGGCCCAACCACCACGGGCGCGTTGATCGAGGGCAACTTCATCGATCAGGGCGGCGGCGAGTTGTCTTACGGTCTGGAACTTTATGGTTTGAACGTATCGGTTATCGGCAATTCAATCATCAATCAGAGGGCGACCGGTATCGCCGTCAGCTATAATTCCGGAACATCGGCCGACGGTCTGCTGATCATGGGCAATACAATCATGAATGGCGGTCATAGATCGGCGGCGCCGCCGTGGGTGTTTTCCGGGGTCTCCTTTTTCGGCCCTCTGAACCGGGTTGGCATGATCGGGAACCGGATCGTTGACACTCAGGCCGCGGCTACCCAGCAATGGGGTGTTTATATTCATGAGGTCGCGACGAACAATAATGTGATTATCGTTAACAACGACTTTACGGGGAACGCACTCGGCGGGCTTTACTTCCCCGGCCCCGGAACGGGACACATCATCGCCAACAACCTGAACGCCGCGAATGCTCCAGGAGAAAGCATCGTCAACGTCCTCGCCCACGGTGCCAAGGGCGACGGCGTGACGGACGATACCACGGCGCTCCAGAGCGTGCTGAACACCTACGCCGGCAAGGCGGTGGTGTTCGTGCCCGACACCGGCAATCCATACACGATACTCGGCCTCACGATACCATCCGGCACCGACCTGTTACTCAGCGGCGTATTGAAAGGCAGAGCCACCAGTTCTGGTTATATGCTCCACCTCAACGCCGGGCAGAACATCACCATTCGAGGGCACGGCACGATCGACTGCAATGGCGCGGCACTCAGTTCAGGATTGCAGGCCGGTATCGTTTCCACGACCGGAGCGACGAACATCCATATCTCGGACGTCACCATCAGGGACGCCAAAAGCTGGAACCTCAACATCTGCGGTGCTTCTCGTGTCCGCGTTGACAATGTGAAGATGTTGGGCGGTTTCAACGCCAATGAGTTCGCCATCGGATGCGACGACTGCTGGGTGACGGGATGCACGATTGACGGCCCGGCCAATGATTTCGGGTTCGCGTTTTACGGCGGCATCACCAACAGCGGTGCGTCCGGCAACGTCGTGAAGAATTCCAGCCTGGGCATCTTCGTTTACAGTGATCCAGGCCAACCGGCGGCGTGTAAGAACATCACGATTTCCGACAACTTCTGCTTTGACAACTTCTCATCCGGTATCGCCGTGGACAATTCCAGCGGCGTCACACACGAGGGCGTCATCATCGCGAATAATCGTGTGTATAACAACAACACCGGGGACACGGCCAGCACGTCGGAGATTTACGTCAATCACACGAACAGCGTCGTGATCAGCGGCAACCTCATCTCGGACGAGGCGACGACGCGAGCCTGCGCCAACGGCATCGGTCTGGGCGCGAATGCCACGCAGATCACGGTAACGGGCAATTCCATCGTCAATATCGGCAAGAGCGGCAGGCCCGGCACGGGATTGTCCGTCGCATCGAGCGGTTATGTAGCCGCGTTCGGCAACAGCTTCCATGACTATCGTGGGACTAAATACATGACGGCGATTGGTGGCACGGCTGGCACGGGAAGCGTGTTCGGTCCGAACCTGTATGGCGCTTTACTGGCGCCCGCCGTTGCCACGTCCATCCTGCCGGTGAATGCGGCCACCGACGCGGCGGCGGCGAGCGCGGGCGTCTCAATCGGCGGCGAATACCGGAATGGCTCGATCAAAATGGTGCGTGTGGCATGAGCCAGTCCCTCTATCCCGATCCACCGACCGACCCCGAGGCCGCCGAGGCGTCGCGCCCGAAAGGTGGTCCCGGCATCCGCCGAGAAAGAGGCGCTGAAGCTGAGGGGCCAGCCCGAGGTCACGATCAACTACGTCAGCCGCAAAGTGGAACTTATGTGCGGTCTTGAGAGGAAATCGAGGACCGATCCCAAAGCATTCGCGCGCAATCCCGTTGACGAGGACAAAGCGGACGCGGCGACGCAGGCGTTGCGCTACATGAGCGACGACAACAATTTGCCGTTGATCCGCTCCGATGTTTACGAAAACCTCATGGTCGAGGGCGTCGGCGGCGCCGAGATCGTGCTGGTGGACGACGGCCGCGGCGGCGCGGATATCACGTTCGAGCAAGTGCCGTTCGACCGGCTGTGGTGGGACCCGCATTCGCGCCGACTGGACTTTAGCGACGCGCGCCATCGCGGCATCGTGATTTGGATGGACCGCGAGCAAGCCGTCGAAACATGGCCCGACGCGGAAGACCTGATCAGCGATACGTTCCAGACGCAGACTGGAAGCTACACCGACCGGCCCCATGAGATCGTGTGGTGCGACAGTAAGCGTGAGCGCATCCGCGTCGTGCAATGCCATTGGCAGGAGCGGAACGAGTGGTGGGTCTCGACCTATACTCGCGTCGGCTTCCTGGCAGAACCCACGAAATCCCCATTTCTCGACGCCCGCGGCAAATCGGCCTGCGGCCTTCGCATGACCAGCGCGCACATTGACCGCGAGAATAATCGTTACGGAATGGTTCGTGACCTGATCAGTATGCAAGATGAGGTCAACAAACGCCGCAGTAAGGCACTGCATTTGTTGTCTGTCGCCCAGGTGGTGACGGAAGACGGAGCGGTCGCGGACATAGATAAGGCGCGGCGTGAAGTGGCGCGGCCTGACGGCGTGATCGTTGTCAATCCAGGCATGAAGTTCGAGATAGACAGAGGCAATGACCTGGCTGTCGGGCAGTTTCAGTTGTTGCAGCACGCGACGGCGGAAATGCAGGCTTCCGGGCCGAACGCATCGATGAGCGGCACCGACCCGCGCGAGTTGAGTGGCCGGGCGATTCTCGCGCAGCAGGCGGGCGGCGCGGCGGCGCACGAGCCGATCGCGGATACGTTACGGATGTGGAACCGCGATTTGCTGTCGATTGCCTGGATGGCCGCGCGTCAGTTTTGGACAGCGGGCCGGTGGGTGCGGGTCACGGACGACCTGAACTCGACGCGCTGGGTTGGGATCAATCAGCCGGTGCGGCTCATGGACGAACTGGCGGCGCTGCCGGACGATCAACGCGCCCAGGCCATGCAGATGATGCGGCTCGTTCCCGGCGATCCGCGGCTTCAGCAAGTGATACGGGTTGAGAACGACATAACCGATATGGACGTGGACATTACGATCGAGGAAGGAATTGACGTTCCGAGCATTCAGGCCGAGCAGTTCCAGAATTTGCTGCAACTGGCCGGCACGCAACCGGGGTTGATTCCGCCGGAGATGCTGATCGCCGCTTCGAATTTCAGAAACAAAGAAGACCTGCTCGAGATGTTGAAAGACCGTCAGGAGGCGCAGGCGCAAACGCAGCAGAAAGTGCAGAAGATGGCCGAGGACAAGGCCGAGGCCGACACCGCGGCGACGCGGGCCAAGGCGGCAGCGGACTTCGCGCTGGCCAAGGAGCGGCAACACGCATCACTCCATCACATCGCCGACGTGCATGGCGGGTTCGCCGAGATGAACGCGCCGCCCGACCCGCCGTCCGATCCCGGAACCGTGGTCCCGCCGGAGGTTCAGGCGATGATGCACGCGGCGAACCTGCGCGGGCTGCACGCCAAGGCGTCGGTCGATGAGGCAAGGGCCGGGGATCTGCAACAGAGCGCGGTGCAGCGTGTCGGAGACATGCTGATAGCGAGACACAACGCGCTGGCGCCGCCTGAACAACCGGGGACAGCATGAGCGAACGTGTGTGGCCCGTTGAATGGACCGATGGCGAATGCCGGATGATCGTTCAGCTAGAGGAAGCGCGGCCGGGTGTAATGCCGCCGGAAATCCTGACCGAGGCGAAGCGGCGAATCGCGATCCTGGACCGGCGGGAGGCGCCTGATGTCTGAAACACCTTCCCAACTCGACGCATTCCTAAGCAGCGGCGCCCAGCCCGAGGCCGCTGATACGCCCGCGCCGGAGCCGTCGAAGGCGTCGCCGGAGGCCGCGCCCGAGAAAGCCGCGCCAACCACCAAGGAGCCAGCCAAAGCCGCACCGGAGCCTGACGACGACGAACCCGGCGAGCCGGAGCCGGGACAACCCAATGTCCCGCGCAGCGCCTACGAGAAGGAGCGGCAGCGCAGACAGGACTGGAAATCACGCGCGTCCGCCGCCGAGGCCGAGAAGGCTTTGCTCCTCAAGCAGCTTGAGGAGGCACGCAAACCGCCACCACAGTCCACACCGCCCGCGATGCTCGAGCCGATCGACCCGGCGCGCGATCCCGAGGGTTACACGCGCAGGGTTCGAGGGGTCGTTTTGAATGAGAGACTAAACACATCCGAAATGATGGCGCTCGACAAGCACGGGAAAGAGGTGATCGACGCCGAGACCGAGTATTTCCAGAAACGGACGCAGGCCGACCCTCGGTTGTGGAACGAGTTATACAGCAAGCCACACCCCTACCAGTGGATGATCGACAACAATGCCACGGCGCGGCTGCACGAGGAGATCGGCACCGATCCGGCGGCGTATCGGGCCAGGATCGCGGCTGAAGAGCGCGCGAAGTGGGAAGCCGAGGGCGGAGCGGCGCAGCGCGTTTCCCCGGCGGCGGGCCTTCCTCCGTCTTTAGCCAGTGCGCGCAGTGCCGCACCTAGAGGCACCAATGGATTTTCCGGACCCCCGAGTCTCGCGGATATCCTTACGAGGCCGCAACGTCGTTCTTGAGTGAAGCGAAGAGTTTTAGCCTAGAGGCGCTGATTTTCGCGCGGGTCTCGGCGGAATACACCTTCCCGCGATGAGCATTACCGATCGCGGCCTTATGTTCCTCCGACAGCTTAGGCAGAGATTTCCCCTTTCGAGCGGCACTCATCTTGGCAATGTGTTCGGGCGATTTCGGCTTGCCGAGCATTCGAGCCCTAAAGGCGTCGCTCATCTTGATCCGTTCCTCTGGAGACCACCATCCGCGCTCCCTTCTGGTGGCGACCCTTTTAGCGAGGCTCTCTGGTGTTTGTTTCTTCCCTCTCGAACCCTCGGCGGCTTTGGCGCGAGCCTCTGGGGTCCATACCCGTGCGCGGTTCCGCGCGATGGTTTTCGCTCGCAACTCCGCTGGTTGGTCGCGATACCCGTCCCCGCCCGGTGTTTGGTTAGTGAGCGGGCCGTTCGGATGCCGCCCGATAACGGCGATGAGGGCCATTTCTCTGACTCTGGCTTCCTGGTGGGTTAATCCCTCGGCGATCTTTACTTTCGGGATGCTCTTGAACCCGGCCTTGGTCATCTCGCGAATGATGTTTAGTCGGGCCACATCAGGGCCAAGCCCGTAGCGAGCGTGTTTTTCGTGGTCGGCCCATCGGGATTTTCGTCCCGCGCCAACGTAGAACGGGGTGCCATCCGCCCGGAAAAGGACGTAGACATACGAGTCTGCTAGATTGTTCGAAGCCATTTCGGGCACTCACTCCTGCTCGTGTGGTCAGAGGTTCGGAGCGCCTGCAAGCAATCCGGACCTCGCCTTTTTACCGGTTGCGGGGACGAAAGGAAACCAAAACGTGGCTAATACGCCCAGTTTGTCTGACATCCTGGCCCGGCCGGCGCGACGGTAGTGGCGCTGCAACCCAGTCCGCTGTTGAGAGGCTTCGAGCAGGGCGCTGACGGCACCGATCAGTGGAACCGCATGATGCCCGGCGAGGAGCGCGGGCCGCTCACGCTCGATCCGCAGGGCGTCGCGCTAGGCCAGCAGTTCCAGGCGATCAAGGCCGGGATCGAGGCTCAGCAGGCGCGACCGATCTGGAACCCTGACAACCCTGTCGGGACCGAGACGACGCTGCCTCAACAGTCGATGGGAATGCCTGGGCCGACGACTTACGCCGGGCCGGTCGGGCAGTTCATCGACCCGACGACGGGGCGGATGACGGAGCAGGGCGCGGCGCGGATGGGCAATCCGGCGCTGGGGTTCGATACGGGTGGCATCGGCGCGACGCGCCTGAATTTGGAGCGGGTTTTCTCTCGCGAAGGTGTCGGCACAAAGTATCTGGATAATCATACCTACGCGATCACACACCCGGATGACGGATATATCGGCATGGTGGATACGACGTGGAACCCGGGCAGCAAAGAGCTTTTCGTGAACGGCGTGTCGGCGGATAAGGGCGCCAATAGTCTTGGTCCATCTGCTGTCCGGCAGTTGCGTGATTCGCTGCTTGAACAATACCCGGGCGCCAAAATATTGCTTGGGGACAGGATTTCCGGGGCTGGTGCTGGTCGGGTGGCAACCCAGAAAATAGAACCGTAGTGCCCGACCTCGCGACCCTCACCGCCATCATCTACGCCGCGCGCTATTTCCGCCGCGTGCCTGAGTCGGTAGTCGAGAAACACCGCACTATCGCGGAATCGGTCGTAGATGCTAGACTGATCGTGGCCGCCACTGTCGATGAGGAACCGGACATCCGTCTGACCCTCTCCCGACTACTGGAGGCCGAGCCGCCAGAGCAACCGCCGCCGTCGCCGGGCAACAAAACGGGCGTATTAGCGGAAGTGAAGGCAACCCGTCGCCGGGGTTGAGTCGGGCGCTGGGCACCGCTGGCCCTTAAGCAGCGTGACCTCGTCGCCGGGGGACTGACCGGGCGTTCCCCCACGTCCCGATCAATCCCCATAGCGACAGGAGGCCGTTTCGTGGCCGATATGAACGTAACCCCGGCACGCGCCGGTTTAACCCCCACTATCTGGGACTCCGACTTCTTCAGCGAGTATATCCGCAAGAATCAGTTCGCCAGATACATGGGAACCACAATGGGTTCCATGATCCAGGTGCGCGAAGACCTGACCCGTAAGCAGGGCGATACCGTGGTTTTCCCGACCGTTCGCCGCTTGATCGGCGCTGGCGTGACGGGCAACACGGTGCTTGAGGGTAACGAAGAAATCCTCAATGCCCGCTCGTTGAACCTCGTCGTCTCCGCGTTCCGGCACGCGGTCGCGGTCTCGGACTGGGACGAACAAAAATCCGTCATCGATCTCCGGGACGCGGCGCGCGAGGCGCTGATGAACTGGGAACTCGAGAAGATGCGCTCGGACATCATCACGTCGCTCGAAGCCATCACGGCGGACGGCAACGTGCAAATCTCTTACGCCGCCGCGACAGCCGGCCAGAGAAATACGTGGATGGTCAATAACGCCGACCGCTTCCTGGCTGGCAACAGCAAGGCCAACGCCGTGTCCGGCGTCATGGCGACAGCACTCACGACGATCAACAACACCACGGGCAAGATGACGGCGGCGACCGTAACGCTGGCAAAACGCATCGCGCGGACCGCCTCACCACGCATCCGACCGATCAGCGTTAACGATGACGAGGAATGGTTCGTCATGTTCATGCCGAGCCTGCCGTTCCGCGATTTGATGACCGACCCCGTGATCATCAACGCGATGCAATACGCCTGGGACCGTGGTCGCGATAATCCGCTGTTCACCGCTGGCGATATCTTGTGGAACGGTGTGATCATTCGCGAAGTCCCCGAGATGCCGGTCCTCGCCGACGTGGGCGCGGGCGGCACCGTGGACGTGGCCGCCTCGGTCCTGTGTGGGGCTCAGGCGTTGGGTGTCGCGTGGGCACAAAGGATGAAGTCAACGACCAACACACGTGACTACGGGTCAATTGGCCCCACCGTTCATTGATGAGCGGTTGCAAACCCGGTGAACTCAGGGAACCTCTCATGACCAGATATGAGACAATCCTGAGCCAAGGTTCGCGGTTCCAGTCCGCGTTCAAGGTGCAACGATCATCCCGCAAGGGAGTAGGGGCAAGCGCCCCGAAGCGCCGGGCACCCCAATGGG